ACCGGACACCAGCGCGGAGTGCTCGTGAGCCTCTGGCTCGAGTACGCGTCAAGTGACCGTCAGCTCCGCGCCAACACCGCGTCACTCACGCGTCGGCTCGGCCTCAGAGTCTCCTCAGCACAACTCGAAGCGCTCAACCATGCGGGTTTCATCAAGCTCGTTGCTAGCAGACCGCTAGCAATACGCGCACGCACGCGAGAGACAGAGGCAGAGGCAGAGAAAAGCAAGGCAAAGCAAAGCACCGAAGCTAGCTACGAAGGCGACCTCGAAACGCTCGGAAAGGAGCTCGAGCAATGGATCAAACCTGGGCAGACCTCTACACCGAAGCGCTAGCTGGCTTCGGCGGCACACCACTCGGCAAAGAGCTCGAAGCCGAGCTGGTCGAGATCTTCGAACAGCGGCCCGAAGCGGTCAGGCTGGCGATCGCAGACATCGGCGCCGGCTTCGCGGCGGGAAGGATCCGGTCGCCTTGGGGCGCGCTTCGCGCGGAGCTCGCGCGGCAGGAGGCGCGCACGAAGGTTGTCGCAACAGGCAACGCCGAGCGGGACAAGCGCATTCAGCAGGCCGAGCAGTACATGCGCGCCGCTGGTCTCTACCTCGCGAGCGAAGACGAGGTGCTAGATGACCTCTTCGGCGAGCGTGGCCGCCTCCGTGCCTGGTCGGCAGACGACGAGCTGCGGGAGCGGATGCTCGAGCTCTGGCGCTCCCTGCAGCCGGCAGCTGCGCGCGTGGAGGCGGAAGCGCTCGAGCGGGCCGAGAACTGGAAGCGCGGCCAGGCGGCGCTGCGCGCGCCGCTCGTGCCCGAGGTTCTACCGATCGACTGGCCGCCTCCGCCTGACCGCCAACAAGCGTATGCGGTATCCGGCTCAACCATGCGGCCCGCTTGACCGTTCATGCAGCCCAAGCGCATAATCTCACTCTGTATGCAGGCTGACGCAGCCCAGGGCGTGGCCGCTGACAGTCACGCCGGCTCCACCGCCGACCCGCCTGGAGGGGCGGGGGGTGGTAGGGGGGCTCCGCGGTTAGAGCATGCGACCGTCGATGCGGGCCCCCCCCCGCTGCCAAAACCCCAGGATGCTTTGTCTTCTGTCGAGGCAACGCGGTTCTACCGCCGGGTCGCCGCGCTGGTCGTCCTGCTCGAGGGTCTCGTCGATTGGCGTTCGACGCTCCGCGCCGGTGACGGTGACACCTATCGTGACGGCGCGCTCTTGTTCTTCGAGCACGAGCCTCATTGCTTGCTCTTCGGGCGTGCCGGCCGCTGTTCGTGCCTGCAGTCGGGGCTCGCCGAGACCGAGCGGTTGCTGGTCGTGATGCGGACCGAGCGCCCGCTCGAGCGTTGGCACGTGCGCGCCTGGTTCGTCGATGCCGAGCGCCGGGGCCGTTGGGTGGAGCGGCCGCGCAAGGGCCGCCGGCCGGCCGCGCTCGTCTATCACCGGAGCATCGAGAGGGATCCGCGGGCGGACAGGGGCCGGGCGCTCGACGGGGTTGCCTGGCTGGCTGCTTCCTGGGACCTCAGGGATCTGCGCGGCGAGCTGGTCGAGCCCTGGCTGGTGGCGCCGGGGCTTGACAGGGGCGCCTTCGAGCGGTTAGCTTTCAGCCATTCCGGCCCCGTGCGCAGTTTTTTCGCCGGTGGTGGACTGTGAGAAGGGCGGAGCTCGAGAAGCCGAAGGCGCATCCGCGGGTCAAGGGGCCGGTGATCGAGGGTGATTGGCGCCGGCTGGAAGGTCTGCTGGCGGAGGGGATGGAGCCGGCTCGGGCGGCGGCCAGTTTCGGGCGCACGCTGAGCGATTTCCGCCGTCAGGACTACTACCGGCAGCGGCGTTTGCTGGAGTTGAGCCGGGAGGCGCGCGCGGACGTGGCCGACCGTGACCTGGACGGCTGGGCGCACGCGCCGGATGCGTCGGACACGATCCGGGTCTATTGGCATCGCTACCTCGCGAACGCTGCGGGGCGGGGGATCGAGCGCCAGCAGGTCGATCTGAACGTCAGGCCGCTACAGGAGGACAGGAGCGCCAGCCTTGCCGACATCGCAGCGGTCCTCAGGGAAGCGGGCGCTCTCGACGGCGGCGGGCCTTCTGGGCTCGAAGTGGCCGACGCTGCAGATCTTCTGGCCGCACCTCGGAAGCTGCTCGGCGAAGCAGGCGGCGTTTCTCAGCCTTGACTGCCTGGAGGCGGGCTACGGCGGCGCGGCCGGGGGCGGCAAGTCGGACGCGATCCTCGCGGGGGCGTTGCAGTACGTGGACGTTCCCGGCTATGCGGCGCTGATCCTGCGCCGCTCGTTCTCGGATCTGGCTTTGCCGGGGGCGGCGATGGCGCGTTCCAAGGAGTGGTTGAGCGGCAGGGCGCGCTGGAGCGAGCGTGAGAAGACGTGGTCGTTTCCGGCGGGGTCGTCGTTGACGTTCGGCTATCTGGAGGCGGAGGACGACGTCTACCGCTACCAGTCCTCGGAGTACCAGTACATCGGTTTCGACGAGCTGACGCAGTTCTCGGAGGCGCAGTACCGCTACCTGTTCTCGCGCCTGCGCAGGGTCAGCTCGATCGAGGTGCCGCTGCGGATGCGCTGGGCCTCCAACCCGGGTGGGGTCGGGCACGGCTGGGTGAAGAGGCGGTTCATCGACGAGCCGGCCGACGGGGTGGTGTTCGTGCCGGCGCGGGTGGCGGACAACCCGGGCCTGGAGGCGGACGAGTACGTCCGCTCCTTGAGCCATCTGCCGGAGACGATCCGGCAGCAGCTTCTGGACGGCGACTGGGGGGCGTTCGAGGGGGCGGCGTTCACCGTCACGGACGACCATCTGGTCGAGCCGTTCGAGTTGCCGCAGGGTTGGCAGCGCTTCGAGTCGATGGACTACGGGCTGACGAACCCGACCTGTTTCCTCGCCTGGGCGGTCGACTACGACGGCAACCTGATCTCGTTCGGGTCCTTCTACAAGCCGGGCCTGCCGTCAGAGACGGCGCCGGTGGTCTTGAAGCTGCGGCAGTTGTGGCGGACGTCGGCCTGCTGGGGCGACCCGGCGAGCCTGGCGGCCCCGACCTCGACGCTGAACCGCTTCGGGTCGCCGTTGACGATCGAGCAGGAGTTCGCCGACCACGGGCTGGCGATCGCGAGGGCCAACAACGAGCCGCGCGCCGGCTACACCCGGCTGCGGGAGCTCTTGCGCCTGGACCCCGGGCACCGCTTTCCGGACTGGCACCCGAAACGCGGCCAGGCCGGGGCGCCGCGCTGGTTCATCGTCGAGCGCCAGTGCCCCGAACTGGTCGAGCAGCTGAAGACGGCGCCCTTGCAGCCGGTCGACCGGCGCTGGGCGGGCGAGATGATCGACCCGCACTGGGAGGGCGCGCACGGGCACGCGCTCGCGGCCGCCCGCTACGGGGCGATGTCCAGGCCGGCCGCGAGCGTGGAGCCGGTCCGCGAGCACGAGACGGAGGCGGAGCGGATCAAGTGGCTGCAGCAGCAGGCGATGAAGCGCTTCGAGGCCACCCAGGACGCGCTCGACGAGCGCCGGCCGGTCTACCAGTTCTAGAAGGGGGCGAAGGGTGAGCGTCGAGTTCGAGAAGTCCGAGCACGGAAGCGAGGGTTTCCTCGCCCAGTTCCCGTCGATGTGCCTCTGCGGGTCGCAGAAGGGGCCGATCGTCGACACCTACATGGACAAGCCCGGCTACGGCCGCGTCTACCTCTGCCGGCTCTGCGCGATCCGTGCCGCGCGTGCGCTTGGCCTGGTCAAGGGCCAGGAGCACGAAAGGCTGGTGAAGGCGGCCGACGAGCTTGCGCAGGCGGAGAAGGAGATCTCCGACCGGCAGAAGCTTCTGGAGCGGATGACGAAGACGAACGCGCAGCTGGAGCAGAAGATCTCCGGCCAGCAGGCCTACATCGAGACGCTGACCAACGACGTCACCCAGATGCGGCACCTTGCTTCGCTGGTGGCAACCAACGCGAAGGAGATGGTGCAGGTATGAGTGATCGCAACCTCGAGGCGTTCGAAGAGGCGCGGGTCAAGATGCTGGAGCGGAACCCGGACAGGATCGGCCGCGGCACCAGCCTGGCCTCGATCAGGGACGCGACCTGGGTGCATCAGCAGTACGCGCTGACGCACGGCTACGACTCGGTGCTCGAGCTCGCGATCGACGAGCTGGCCGCGGAGATCACCGAGCTGAAGCTGCGCATGGACGCGCTGGAAGCGCAGCTTGCCGGTCAAGTCTGAGGCGCAGCGCAGGCTTCTCTACGCGCGGTTCGGCGCGGCTTGGGTCCGCGCGCATCACTTCGACCAGAAGGGCAAGCTGCCCGCGCACGCGCGCCGGCGCAAGCCGAAGACTCCGATCTCGCAAACGATCGCCAAAGGAGGCGGCAAGTGACCAGCACCGCGACAAAGGACGAGAAGGACGAGAAGGACGACGAGCGCGAGGTCGACGAGGTGAAGCCGGAGGCGGTCCCGAAGGACACCGCCGCCGAGCTCGAACGGGTGAAGCAGATCATGGGGGCGCACCTCGGGATCGACATGCGCTCGCCCGGCCAGGTCGCGCAGGCAGACAAGGACGCCGAGGACGCGCAGAAGGAGCTGGAGAAGCAGCAGCAGAAGGAGGCCGCGCAGGCCGAGAAGGAGGCGCAGGCCGGCGTGCCGGAGGCCGAGTCGCAGCCGAAGAGCTCACGCTCGGGCAAGTGACCTGGCAGGTGGCCTGGGTTGCCGTTGCCGCGCTCGCCGTGCTCGCGCTCGCGCTCTACAGCGCGGGTGCGTTGTTCCGCTCGATGGTCAGGCAGCAGGCTCGTGAGCGGGAGCTGCTGCTCAACCAGATCATGCACCTCGCCGGCCGCACCTGGCAGCCGCCACCCGTGCCCGACGAACCGTACGCCGTCGACGAGACGGTGATCATCGACCCGTCGCAGCTACCGGACTACTAGGAGCCGCCATGCCCGTCACCCGTCCGTTGCTCTTCATCGTCGTCGCGGCGATCTGCTTCGCGGTCGCGCTGCTGCTCGCGGTCAACGTGATCAGCGGCGGCAACTTCGACGCCTGGATCGCCGGCGGGCTGTTGTCGTTCACGCTCGCCCACATCCCGTGACCAGCCTCGCCCTCGAACAGGCGAACGGCAACCGTTCGCTCTTGAGCCCGATCGCGAAGCCGATCAGGGAGCGGATCAAGCAGGGCCGCGACTACCGGCGCCGGCTGATGGAGCCGACCTGGCAACTGAACATCGCCTACGCCTCCGGCAAGCAGTGGCTCAGCTGGGACCCGCCGACGCGGACGCTCAGAACGATCCAGGAGCTCGACCCCAGATACCGGGGCCGCGAGTTGTACACCGCCGACGTGATCACCGAGTACCGCACGACCGCGCTCGGCGAGCTCGGCTCCGGCGACGACCGCCCGCAACTGCTCCTGCGGCGTGATGATCAGGCCTCGGAGGACTACCAGGAGCAGCTGAACCGGGCGCTTGGCTACGGCTGGGACCACGAGTGGAACGGCGACGACATCCTCGCCCAGATCGACAGGTTCATCGTCGACCTCGGCACCGCCGCCGTCCGCTGCCGCTTCGACCCGGCGCAGGGGCCGATGGTCGCCGACAACATCCCGCACCTGCAAGGCCGCCCGGTCTTGGATCCGCAGCAGGCGATGGGGCTGATGCAGAACGGCCCCAACCCGGACGTGACGATGCAGTCGCTGCGGCAAGGGCGCATCTGCTGGGAGCCGCTCTCCTGCTTCGACCTGATCGTTCCGCCCGGCGCCGTCCACGAGTCGCAGTTCCCCTGGGAGTGCGTCGTCCGTCCCGCCTACCTGCCCGACGTGCAGGAACGCTACGGCGACGTCGCGCACGAACTGAAGGAGGACGACGACATCTCGTCGGGGCTCGGGCTGGCGGCATCGGGCTCGCTGAACCCGTCGAGCTACGCCGTCTCGGACGGCAAGCAGAGCCGGTTGCGCGACCACGTCTGGCTGTTCGACTTCTACGAGCGGCCGACGAAGGCGCTGCCGCAGGGGCGGACGATGACGTTCGCCGGCAACGACATGAAGCTGATCGACTACCAGCAGCGGTTGCCGTATGTCGCCCCCGACGGCGTCTACCGCTCCGGGATCGCCTACTTCCACTGGTGGAGGGTCACCGGCCGCTTCTGGTCGCGCAGCCTGGTCGACGTGCTCCGTGACGGGCAGCGCGGCATCAACAAACGCCGAACGCAGATCAACGAGATCATCGACCGCAACATGCCGTTCGTGATCGTCCAGACCGACTCGAAGGCGAAACGCAAGTCCGGCCTCGTGAACGAGATCGTCGAGGTCGATCCGTCCGAGCGCGCACCGCAGGTTGTGAACGGCGCCAGTCCCGGCCCCTGGATGCAGTCCGATGTGGAGGCGATGCGCGAGGACCTCGTCCACGCCTCCGGGATCAACGGCCCCCGCCGCGGCGAGAACCCGCAGAACGTCACCACCTACTCGCAGCTCTCGCTGATCAACGAGCTCGACGCGAACAAGCGCGAGCAGATCTACCTCGAGCGGCGACGCGCGATCGGGCAGCTTGTCGAAGACTCCGTCTACGACATCCGCACCTACTGGGGGCCGGCGAAGCAGATCGCGCTCGCGGGCGACGACGAGCGCCTCGACGCGTTCATCTTCAACTCGACGCAGATCCCGCCGTTCTTCATCGTCAAGATCGGCACCGGCTCCGCCAAGCCGCGCTCGCAGGCGGCCGAGGTGCAGAAGATCACCGACATCTGGACGGCCGCGCTGAACGCGCAGGCGGCGATGCAGAACCCCGGTGTCTGGGTGCGCTGGTACAAGGAATCGCTCGACGCCGGGCAGCCGCTCGAGCTGCCCGCCGAGTCCGTCGAGGACCCCGCCGAGAAGGCCGAGCTCGAGAACCACTACCTACAGCAGGGCGTGCCGATGCCGATCGCCTACTACGACGTCCACGAGGCGCACCTGCCCCGGCACCGTCTCGCGCAAGACCACGCGATGTTCGCGCAGGACATGCAAACGTGGCAGCTGGTCGAGCAGCACTGCCAGCTGCACATGAACGCGCAGCAGCAGCAGGCCGAGCAAGCTGTGCTGACCCAGGCAACCCAGGCGGCGATGCTCCCAGGCCGGGGGGGCGCGGGGAGGTCCCCTGCGGGTCCGGGCAGGCCACAGGCGCCGGGACCCGGGCAGGCTTCCCCGCCCGCCCCTCCGGGGCCGGTCACACCCGCGAGATCGATCCCGTAAGGAGGAAGAGATGCCCGCCTCAGTTGACGTCTCCGGCGGCCAGGTCTACACGGCCGTCACCACGAGCCAGACCGGGCCGGACATCACCTCGCCGGTCACCCGCGGCGTCGTGCTCGTGCTCGACATGACCGTCCCTGGCACCGGCTCTGTGACGCTGACGATCCAGGGCAAGGACCGGATGAGCGGCAAGTACTACACGCTGCTCGCCGGGGCGGCCATCACGACCGTCTCGACCAATGTCTACACCGTCTTCCCCGGCGCGGCCGTGGCGGCGAACGTGTCTGCGAACGGGACGCTGCCCGATCTCTGGCGGTGGATCGTCACCGCCAACAACGCGAACCCGACCACCTTCACGGTCGGCTTCACGATGCTCGCCTAGCGGGCGACACCAAGCGCCTCTGTCAATCGAAAGGAGCCCATCATGGGTGCAGTCACCGTCGCGATTCGCGCGCGGCAAGTCCTCGGCGGCGCGAGCCGCAACTGCCTCGCCGACATCACCTTCTCCGGCAGCTATGCCGCCGGCGGCGACACCTACACCGCGTCGCAGTTCGGGATGACGACGGTGCTGGCGATGATCCCGCAAGGCGCTGCCGCCTCGGCGACGACCAACTACGTGCCGCAGGTCGACATCGCGAACAACAAGATCAAGCTGATGGGTGGTGCCGCCTCCGGGGTTGCGCTCGCCGAGACCGGCACCGCCGGCCAGACCGGCACCGTCGCCCGGATGCTCGTGATCGGCGACTGGCCGTACGTCTGATCGCCGTCTGCGTAACACAGGGAGGTGAGCAATGAGCGAACAGATTCCCGAGCAGCCGGCCGTCGAGCCGGAGCCGGTAGAGGAAGCCTGGAGCGGGCCTTCGCAGAGCGAGTGGGAAGACACCCAGGCGCAGCTTCAGCAGTACCAGCAGTTGCAGCAACAGTTGCAGCAACAGCAGCCGCAGGAGCAGTACCAGCAGCCGCAGGCGCCCGATCCGTTCTCGGAGACGTTCCAGCAGGACCTCGACGCCTACATCGGCCATCGGCTGCAGGGCGCCCAGCAGCTCGAGCAGGAGATCCGGGTCGCGCAGGCGGAGGAGGCCGCGATGGGACGGCTGAACGAGCTCGCCCAGCAGGGCGGCGACTTCGACCGGGACGCCGCCTACGCGCGGGCGAACATGATCCTGATGCAGCAGGGCGGCGACCCGATGCGTGCGCTCGAGCAGGCCGCCAAGGACGTCCGCGAGTACGAGCAGCGGGTCGGCCAGGCCTTCTACGACCGCCAGATCGAACAGCTGCAGACGAACGCCGGAGCCCGCACCGGGCTTTCGGCCAGCACGATCGGGGCTGTGCAGACGATCGGGACCGGCGGGCTCGGCGCCGACCCGCTCGCGGTCACACGCAAGTTCTTCCCCGACACCCGTTAACCCCCAGGACAGAGAAGGAGAAGACCTCGTGGCTGATAACGCACTCAGCACTTGGCAGCCGTTTCTCTTGGAGAAGCAGGGGAATGTGAACGAGGTCTTCCCTTCGGAGGCCGTGTTCCTCGCAGAGATGAGCGGCTACAGCACGACCGCTTTCGAAGGTCGTGGCGGCGTCGATACCAACTCGCCGGTCAGGCGCGTCACCCGTGAGTTGGAAGGAAACCGGGATACGTTCTCCGGCAAGTACGTCAAGCACGTGATCATCACCGCCGGCCTCCCGGGCGGCGGGCAGGTGCAAGAGACCTCAACGTGGAACGTGCCGCATGCGCTCCCGTCGCAGGAGGTCCACATCAACCTCGTCCGCACCCTCGTCCCGTTCTCGGTCACCGTCGATGTCGAGCGCGACTCGATGGACGCGTCGATGGCCTCCGCGGTCGAGCAGTTGATCAACCAGGCGCGCAGCGCGTGCGCCCGGCTCGAGAACCTGCAGATGCTGGGCGACGGCACCGGCCTGATCGCACAGGTGACCGACTCGGCGACTTCGCTGACGACGACGGTGATCGGCGCGTCCGGCGGTACGCAGATCGCGAACTTCGACGTGCTCCTTCCCGGCACCGTCTGGGATGTCCTGACCCGCTCGAGCGGCAACGACCCGGGGCAGGGGAAGCGCCGCAAGATCGTGAGCGTGAACGAGGCGACGAACGTGATCACCTGGGACACCGCCCAGCAGGCCTCGGACGGCGGCTCCGGCTCGATCGTCCACGCTGCGACCGAGGGGATCTACATCCCCGGCTCCTGGTCGGGCGGCACCGCCGGCACCTCGACCGCACCGGGCGCGCTCGTCGCGCAAGGGCTCGTACAGGCGGCAGCGGTGACCGGCACGTTCGAGTCGATCGACAAGGCCACCACCGGCGCCGGCTGGTGGTGGGGCACGGACGGAAGAGGTGGCGACACCTCAGCTCTCGCGCTGACCGTGCAGATGCTCGACGCGGCCGTCCGCCGCGGACGCCGCTCCGGCCTCGGCAAGTGGGACTTCGCGGTCGGCGACCCCGCCGTGATCGACCTGTACAAGCAGTCGCTGTACGCGTCGGTGCGCTACGACTCGCAGATCTCGACGCTGAAGTCGGGCTTCCACGGCATCGTCTACGACGGCGCCGACGCTCCCTTCCCGCTCATCAAAGAGCCGACGCACCCGAAGAACGGCCTCAAGCTGATCGACAAGGCGTCGTTCCAGATCTACGGCGACGCCCCCGGCCCGCAGTTCCTCAAGGACGACAGCGGCACGGTCTTCCGCCGCTTCGCGCGCACGCTCGCGAAGGAGGCCGACTTCCTCGACCGCTGGCAGCTCGGCGTCGGCAAGTGCAACACGATCGTCTACCTGAACAACCTCACGCAGGCGACGTAGTTGCCCTACGTCGAGAGGAACGTCGGCGGGATCGTGCTCGCCGAGGACTCGATGGACGCAGCCGTGCTCGGGCAGGAGCTCCGGCGGCGCGACCCATTACTCGCGCTGCAGGGTCAGCTCTCGCCGGAGTACGGCTGCATCATCTGGCGTGTCGTTCGTGACACGCCAGCGGGCTATCCAGAGACAGTGTTCATCTGGCACGACGAGCGGACCGGGGAGCCGTACCCGTTGTCGAGCGGCATCCTCGACGGATTCGACAGACACGATCGCAACAACACGCGATCGGATTACCAATCCGAGGACGAGCTGAATGCGCAACGCGAGCAAGCACGGCAGCGGCAACAGGAGCGAGACGACGAGGCGCTCCGCGACGACTGGATCCCGAAGCACGGCCGGCCGCTGCTGCCGCGAACCCCGGGGCTTGTTGCATCCCGCCGGCGTGCCCGCCGCGACGGCAAGCCGCACTTCGGATAGAGGGGAGAACGTCTGATGTCGTTCCCGCCGCCGCTCACGCTCAACCCGATCGAGCCGGAGCCGCTCGTGGTACCCGGCCCGCCGGGGCCGCCCGGCCCGCCGGGACCACCCGGGAAGGACGGGGCGACCTCGCTCACCGACCTCACCGACGTCACGGGCACAGGCGGCTTCGGCACCTCCCCCGTCGACGACGGAACTTCGGTGTTTCCGCTCACCCGTGTCACCACCCAGGACGACCTGAACACGATCCTCGCCCAGGTCGCCGCCGTCGACTGGCATGACGTCGGCGCCCCCGGCGAGCCGCCGTTCCTGTCGCAGTTCCGGAACATCGGCGACCCCTGGTCGCCGCTCCGTTTCCGCCACCTCGCCAACTCGACGGTGCGACTGCAGGGGACGATCTGCTGCGATGACCAAACGATCATCGACTCGACCTGGGTGCCGATCTTCACGCTGCCGCCGGAGCTCGCACCCGACTACAACCTCGAGTTCTGCGCGCTCACCAACGACGACTGCTTCTCCAAGCTGTACGTCTGGGACACCGGCGACATCGTCTGGGCCGGCTACGTCGACATCCAAGGCAGCACTGCAACACACAACCCGATCGGGCGGCTGCCGCTCAACTTCCTCAGTTGGTCGACGAAACCATCGACGCTGCTCGCCGACGCCGTCCAGAAGCGGCTCTCCTGATGGCGTTCCCGTCGACATTCCTCGACATCCAGACGGCGGTGCTGACGAAGGCGCGGCTCGATGTGGCTCTCGACACGCAGAAGGTGAAGGACTGGATCAACCAGACCTACACCCGCGTCTGCGTCGAGACCGAGGCGACCGCCGCCGTCGCGACGATGGCGGCCACCGCCGCAGTCACCACCTACACGCTGCCGGCCACGGTCGCGCGGATCAGGCAGATGCAGATCAAGCCGTACGGGACGACGCAACTGAACGCGCCGATGATCCGCACCACCCTCGACGAGATCCTCACCCGCCGCCAAGCCGGCGGCGACACCCAGCAGTCGTCGCAGCAGCCGTCGCACTACACGCTGCTCGGGATCAGCACGTTCGAGCTCTGGCCGACCCCGGCGTCTGCCGACACGATCAACATCTGGTACGTCGCCTTCCCGGTCGCACTTGCCGCGAACACAGACGTGCCGGTGCTGGAGGAGCCGTACGCCTCGAAGCTCTTGGAGTTCGGTGCGCTCGCCGACGCCGGCGACTTCAAGGGCGACCCGAACACCGGTCAGTGGCAGGCCGACTTCGACACCTGGATGGCCCGCTACCAGCAGCACCTCGAGGCCAAGCAGGGCGTCATCCCCGGCCAGTTCCACCAGTGGGGGAAGCCGTGGGCGCCGTCGGGTGACATGGTCGTCGGAGGCTACTGATGCCGCCGCGTGCGATCGCCGCGCCGACGATCTCGTCCGGCCGCCGCGCCCACTTGCGCTGGCAGTACGGCACCCACTTCTGGATCCCGCAACGGCAGGACGACTTCAGCCGCGGCATCGTCCGCGACCTCGCGAAAACCCACATCCCGGCGAACGGGCTCTACGACTCGCTCGACTATCTGATCCACCGGCCCGGCCACCTCGTCAAGCGCGGCCCGACCGTCTACGCCGGCCCCGCGCTGGGCGGCACCGCCTCCAACGTCAACACCGTCTTCTACGCCAAGTTCGCCGCCGGCGACCAGTTGCTCGCCGTCTCCGACGTCGGCGACAACGCCGGCACCGCCTCCGGCCACCTGTACGTCGTCACGGCCGGGTCGGCGACCGACAAGGGCGGCATCGCAGGTCACGGCTGGCAGTGCGGCGGCAAACCGAAGATGTTCTACGGCTCCGGTGTCGAGTACGTGTTCTTCCCGACGCTTGAAGCCGGGGGCGCGACACCGATCTACTACGACGGCGTCAACGCGCCCGCACGGATGCCCTCCGGCGCGGGGGCCAACGGGCAGTACCTCGAGATCTACAAGTCGCGGGTCGTCGTCGGCGGCGGCTGGCACAACGCCTCCGGCCCGACCACCCAGAACCGCGCCTACTTCTCGCCGATCCCCAACCCACTCGCCGCCTGGGACGCCAGCTCGTACATCGACTTCGACCATCCGATCACCGGCTTCGCGTCGCTGCAGAACGCGCTGCTCGTCTTCTCCTGGGGAACGACCGAGCGGCTGCGAGGGTCGGCGCCGCCGCCGAACTCGGACATGGACCGCCAGCCGGTCGGCGACATCGGCTGCTGCGACGCCCGCTCGATCGACGTCTACCAGAACAGCGCGATCTTCGCGAACACGCGCGGGATCTACCTCAGTAACGGCGTCGGCTTCGACGACATCACCAGCGGCCCGCACGGCAACGACGGCATCAGCCAGTACTGGCAGGACGTCGTGCTCGCCGGCTACAACCCCGCGACCGACGTGATCACCGGCGGCGTGACCGGCGACTTCTACCTCGTCGGCGTCTCCACCACCGGGATCACGCTGCTCTGCCACATCCCGACGAAGTCGTGGACACGGCTGTCGAACATCAGCGCGAACATGGTCGCCGGCGCCCACGCGCCATTCGACGAGCTCTACTACGGCGACCGCAGCTCGCCGCGCGTACTCAAGCTGTCCGGGCTGTTCCTGACCGAGAACAACGTCACCAGTTCGGGCAAGGACGCGAACGGCACCGCGATCGCGCCGATGTTCGAGACTCGATCGTTCGGCCAGGAGATCAACGAGGCCGCCTGGGGTGACGCCCACCTCACCTACGGGATGAACGACACCAGCCCCGCGTCGACACCGACGATCGCGGCCCAATACCTGCCGCACCTGTACTCGAGCGAGGGCTCGCCGGCGACGGCGCCGGAGTCGCCGCTTGTTGCGACACCGTACGCCGGTTTCGCGGTCAAGAGGCGCCGCTTCTCGACCGGCACCGACTCCGGCGCGATGTCGCTCCGCTTCACGCAGACAGGTGCGTCGGCGGCGACTGTGATCCGCGCGGTCGAGCTCGACCAGCGCGGCTACCCGCAGACGATCGACGGGCCGCTGTAGATGCCGATCGACACTCTCTACGACGTCACCCCGCACTTCCTCGGCGAGCTCAGGATGTGGCTCGAAGAAGACGACGACGACTGTCTGTGCATCACCGCACCGGCACTGCTGTCGTTCCCGGCCCTCGTCGCCCAACTCGCCGCGACCCGTGACCTGCGCGGCTACTGGCGCCTCGGCGAGGGCGCCTCCCCGTTTGCGGACACGTCCGGGCATCCGTACGGGCCCGCCAACGCCGTCAAGTTTGCGAGCGGGACAGCGATGACCGACAGCATCGTGGGGGCGTTGCCGGCAGCGGACGACGACGGTGCCGTCCAGTTCAACAATCTGGCGAGCGGCGACTCGCTGCGGGCCGCCGAGGTCGTCGGGCATCCGGCCCGGTTCAACTTCTCCAGCAGCGACGAGCCAATGACTGTGGCCGCCTGGATCAAACCCGCCGCCGGCACAAGCACCTACCCGGCGACCGCCGTCGGCGAATACCGTTACTCGACCACCGAGTGCGGCTGGCGGATCGGCCTGAACTATCCCGCGCTGACACCGTTCTTCCAACGCCGCGTCAACAGCGGCACCAACATCATCGTCACCGGCCCCGCCCTGGTCGCCGGCGGCTGGGCATTCGTCGTCGGCACCTACGACACGACCAACGGCCACAAGCTGTACCTCAACGGCGCCCTCGCCGCCACAGACCCGACCTTGTTCACGGGGCTGCCGGCGTTCAACCAGGGCGTGTTTTTCGGTGCCGGCCAGACCCCGGGCGCCGGCACGAACTTCTTCCTCGGCGGCGTCGACGAGGTCTCCGTCTGGGGCGGAGCGCTCACGCTGGCCGAGATCGCGGAGCTGTACGCCGCCGGCATCGTCGGCAGCAGCGGCACCAGCTCAGGGCTGGTGCTGCAGTCCGACGGGGCAGGCGGCACCAGCTGGGCGCCCGTCGGCACCGGCTCTCTGGCCGACGACGCCGTCACCGCCGCCAAGATCGCCGCGAACGCCGTCGGCCCGTCCGAGCTCGCCGCCACCGCCGTCACCCCGGGCAGCTACGGCGACGCGACCCACGTCGGCCAGTTCACCGTCGACGCCGACGGCCGCCTGACCGCCGCCGCGAACGTCGCCGTCACGGGCGGTGGCGGTGGCGCGTCGTCGACCGACACCGCCGGCTGGATGCCGTTGACGACCGTCCTCGGTGGCACCCCGGACCTGGTCTGGGACGCCGACAACGACCTGATCCCGACCTACGGGCCGTTCTGATGCCGACACGGTTCCAAGACCACGTTCTGACCGGTACCACCGCTGCCCGGCCTGCGGCCTCGAGCGTCCCCGCCGGCACGTTGTACGCCTCCACGAGCGACGGAACGGTTTACCAGTCATCCGGGTCCGCGTGGGGCACCTGGCTCGCCGCGCCCGCCAGCTCACCCGGCGTCGCCGCCGACACGATCTGGGACACCAAGGGCGACCTCGCCGTCGCGACCGCAGCCGACACCGCCGCGAAGCTTCCCGTCGGCACGAACGGGCAGGTCCTCACCGCCGACTCGGCGCAGACCGCCGGCGTCAAGTGGGCGACCCCGTCCGGCGGCGGCGGCGCCTGGACGCTGCTCTCGACCACCAGCCTCGCCGCGAACGCAACCTTTGACGTGTCGTCGATCAGCGGCAGCTACAACGACCTGATCCTCGTCGCGATGCTCCGCTGCAACGCCTCCGGCATCAGCGCCAGCGGCTACTTCAGGCTCAACAACGACTCCGGCAGCAACTACACACGGCAGCAGCTCACCGCCAGCGGCAGCACCGTCTCGTCCGCGTCGCTGACCACTCAGGCGCAGATCGAGATCGGCTCGCTCCCGATGGGGAGCGTCGCCGCCGGCCACTTCGGCACCACCGAGATCATCCTGCCCGGCTACGCCTCCACCACCTGGAAGAAGTTCGCGATGATCCGGACTCACTGGTGCTACTCGATCAGCGGCGCCGGCGACCAGGAGATGAAACAGAGCTCCGGGTTCTGGGACTCGACCGCCGCGATCACCCGTGTGCAGCTGCTCGTCAACAACGCCGACACCACCTTCGCGGTCGGCTCCCAGCTTCGCATCTACGGTCGCCTATGAATTGGCGAGGCCACGACTCCAGACGGATGGCGACACAGATCGAAGAGGAGGTGCGATAGGTGAGATACGACCCGGTCACCACCGCGATTGCTGCCCGCCCGAAGACGCCCTCTGCCATCAACCCCAAGAACCCCCCGACGGCAACCGGGACCGGGGCCACAGGCGTCGACCCGTGGACGAACTGGCTCAACACCGACCCTGGCTATCTCGGCGCGTTGGCTGCCGAGCAGGCCGGGCAGACAAGCTACGACGCCCAGGACCGTGCCGCGCGCGAGCGCGCGTTCGTCCAGTTCGGCGACCCGTCGCTCGTCTCCGGCAACGTCAATCCGCTGACCGCGGCGATGGCGCAGCAGGCAACGAGCTCCGGCATCTCCACCCTCGCCGGGCTGCAACGAACACGCGACCTCAACCAGCAGACCGCGACCAACAACCTCGCCGGCCGCGGACTGCTCTCATCCGGCGACTACGGCTACCAGATGGGGCAGGTGCAGTCCGACTACGGCCGTGCTCTCTACGCCGCCCAGCAGGGCGTGCTCGACACGCTCGCCTCGAGCGCGCGCGACACCGCGCAGCAGATGGGGAAGCTGCACTCCGGCGTCGTCGATGCACTCACCCAGGGTTACAGCAACTACGTGCAGAACCCGCAGTTCTGGGGTGGTACCACCGGCGCAGGCGGCGCAACCGGAGCGGGAACGCCGACGAAGAAGAAGGCGGTGGCGGCACCGGCGAAGCCAAGACCGGCACCGCTACAGGCCGCCCCCGTAAGGAAGCCGCTTCCCAACCCGTACACCACTGGACGAAAGAGGTACGGCTGATGGCGTACAACCCGATGGCCTTCGTCCACAACGTCCCGGCGAGCGTTGCGAAGAGAATCGCAGCGACAAGGCCGGTGCGTCCTACATCAGTGCGCCCTGCGCCGGTGCGTCCCGCGCCGCGGCGGGTGTCGCAGACGATCGATCAGGCTGCCGCCGCACAGGTGAACCAGCTCCTCGCGCCGCAGCTCGCCGGGCAGGCCGCTTACGGCCGGCAGCAGAACGCGGCGATCCAAGGGTTCGCGCAGGCGCTGATGGGGAAGCTGCAGCCGCTCGCAGGCCAGGTCGGCGCCGACTGGAACCAGGCGATCGGCCAGACCGGCGAGCTCGCGAACCGGGCGGCGACGTTCCTGCAGCAGGCGAACCCGAACGCAAGCCTGCAGGCGCTGATCCCCGGCGCTCCGCCCGAGCAGCAGCAGCAGCTCGCCGACCAGATGGGACAGACGTTCGGCGGCGGCGCGGCGGTCCTCAACTTCCTCGGCGGCGCCGTCCCCGGCACGCAGATGGCGACCGAGAAGGCGGCGGCGCAAACCCAGGCGGCGCAGTATCCGGCGCTCGCCGCGTTGCGTGGCCAGCAGGATCTCGCCTCGGCGCTCTGGAAGCAGTCGACGGACCGGCAGACGATCGAGGCGCAGCGGCCGCAACTGTTCCAGACGGCTCGGCAGAACATCACCCAGAACGTGCAGGCGCGGCAGAGAGCGGCGCAGGCGCGGATCAACGAGATCGACAAGGTCACGCAGCAGCGGATCACGGCGGAGATCGCGATGGGGTTCAACCCGGCGACCGGAGAGCTGACGCCGGTCGCGCAGGCGAAGATCGACAAGATCTCGAACGACGCCGCCATCGCCAAGGCCAGGATCGGCATCGCGGCGACGAACGCCGCCACCGGGCAGACCAGGGCTGCGACGGGCCAGACGAACGCCGCCACCGGGCAGCAGCGCGCTCAGGTTGCCTGGTACAACGCGCAGACGGCGCGCTGGAAGGCGACGCATCCGAAGGCGTCGGCAGTGCGGGCGGCGCCGCAGCTGACCGCGCTGCAGATCCAGAAGTACCGCGGCGACGCAGCCGGGATCGCCAACAACGGCAAGGCCGGCCAGATCTGGGACAAGAAGCAGGGGAAGTACGTCTCGGCCCCGGTGCTGAGTCCGTATCAGACGTGGCAGGAGATGCGGCAGCACGGCGTCCCGGACGTGATCGCGATCGACGCGATCAACCGCGCCTACGGCACCAACTTCAACCCGAAGGGCAAGCTGCCGTGAGCTCGCGCTACGCCCCCCCGGGGGGGAAGCTTCCGCAGTCAGTAGAACCTCAGCCTCCGGTGAAGATCGTGAAGGTGCGCGCCCATACGCGCGCCATTCAGCCGAAGCCGGCGCCGATCCAGCCGCACGAAACGCTGGGACAGGCACGGACACGCATGTTGGCGGAGGGCTGGTCGCCTGAGCAGGTCAAGGGGCAGATCAAGCGCTGGCACGCAAAGCGCGCCGTGTCGAAACCGGCTCCGGTCAACACGCAACGCCTCGAGCCCGCCGCCAAGACGTACCACGCGACCTCGCTCAAGCCGTACTTCCCCGGGCAGAAGCCGTCGGGATGGCAGCCGGCAGGGCCAGGGCGCGGCGTTCCCCTCTATACCTTCGGTCACGGAACGTCTGGGCCGGTCGGCCAGGAAAGCACACGCTGGAACGCGGCCCAGGTCGCGGCAGCCCACAACATGCAGGTTCAGAACTACGGGAGAGCGGGCTATGCTCTGCGGTCGGCGCTTCCCGGTGGGCTCGACGAGGGCGGCACAAGCAGCGTTGCCCGTGCCGCGCTGCGGGCGGCGAACGCGGCCTCGATGGCGCTTCCCGGCGGCGGGGTCGGTGAGGCCGGGATTCTTGGCCTGGCCGGGCTCGGCAAGTTGAGAGGCGCCGTGAGAGGCGCTCGCGCGCTCAAGGACGTGGCCGAGACCGCGCCCGCGGCGGCCCATGTTGCCGAGGAGGCAGCCGTGGTGCGTGGCGGTATGAGAGGCGCGAAGGTCCTGCGCGGGAAACAGGAAGCGGGCTACTCGGCCGAGCGGTCGAAGAGGGTCGCCGCCGCCCGCGTTCACCTCGACAACCCGAACCTTGCACCGAACGAGCGGATCAGGCTCGCCAAACGAGAGCTGGCCGGCGAGCTCCCGAAGATCAACTTCCAGGGCTTCAACGAGCTGAACGATCAGTCGCTGAAAGCGCTGCAGACCCACATCCTCGAGCATCCGCATCTTCTTCCCTTTCAGAAGATCCGCGCCTCGGACGCGCTGACGGGCGCGCTGGCCGGGAAGGTCCCGACACGCAGCGAGATCACCCTGCTGGAGCACGTCTTCGGAAAGGACACCGCTGCCGGTCTCGGGGCGATCGCCCAGCATCCGTTCAAGGACACGCTGCTGTCGGTGCTGAACGTGCCCCGGTCGTTGATGGCGTCGTTCGACCTGTCAGCGCCGTTCCGGCAAGGACTCATGGTCTCCACCCGCCACCCGAAGATCTTCGCCCGCAACTTCGGCTCGATGGTCAAGGCGTTCGGCAGCGAAAAGGTGTACAGCGCAGCCCTCGACGAGATCAAGGCGCGGCCGACCTACCCGCTGATGATGGAGGCGAAGCTGTCGCTCACCGACCTCGGCAGGGCGGTCGGCGAACGCGAGGAGCAGTTCGCGTCGAACATCGCGGAGAAGATCCCCGCGGCCGGACGCGGCGTCCGGGCGTCCGGTCGCGCCTACACCGGCTTCCTGGACAAGACCCGGGCGGACGTCTTCGACCATTTGATCCAGCGAGCCCAGACGCAAGGCATCAACGTGCAAGACCAAAAGTTCCTGAAGGACCTCGGCCGGTACGTCAACACCGCCACGGGACGCGGTCCCCTCGGCAACCTTCAAGGGGCGGCTCCGGCACTCAACGCGGTCTTCTTCTCGCCGCGTCTGATGGCGTCTCGGCTCGACGCGATCTTCTCGCCGCTCACCTACGCGAAAGCCGATCCGTTCGTGCGCAAAGAGGCCATCCGGTCGATGCTGCAACTCGCAGGGACAGCATCGACGCTGCTCGCTCTGGCATCGCAAATCCCGGGTGCAAAGGTCGGGACGGATCCGCGCAGCGCCGACTGGGGGAAGATTCGGCTCGGCAACACACGCCTCGACATCGGCGGCGGGTTCCAGCAGTACCTGCGCCTGTTCGCGCAGATCGGAACCGGCATAGCGATCTCCTCCACGACCGGGAAAAGGCTCTCCCTCACAGCTGGCCAGTTCGGGAAACCAACGAGGCTCGATCTGCTCCTACGCTTCTTTGAAGGGAAAGAGTCCCCGATCGCCTCCCTGGCAACCGACTACCTGCGCAACAGCAATCAGATCGGCGAGAAGTTCTCGCTGAAGAAAGAGGCGGTGCAGCGAGTGATCCCGCTGCTCGCCCAGGACAGCTACGACCTCTACAACGAGAAGCACGGCGGCATGAACGGATTGGCGGCCGCGTTCGCCGGGTACGCCGTCGGGTCGGTCGGGTTCGGGATGCAGACCTATGGCCCGAAACCGACTAAGTCCTCCGGGCCACCTGACTACGCCGGCGGTCCGGGCGGCGGCAGTCCCTATGCTCCGCCCTCGGGCGGCGGGAGCCCTTACGCCCCGCCGTAGCCCGCGTCAGTCGGAGTGGTCGCCGGCGAAGGGGAGATACAAGACGACGTAGACGCAGAGGGCCGCGCAGATGAGAGCCCCGGCGTAGGTGTATGCGTAAGCCGCTTCGATGAGGAGCTGGTGCATGGCGGCCCAAGGTACACGTTGAAAGGGATGGTCACACTGGCCAAAAGTCTGAAGCTACCCCGGACGTTCCGTTCGACCCACCGGACCGAAGGTCTAGCCGGGTTCCCCGCGGTCGACGTGTTCGGCCAGCCGGGCGAGCAAGTGCTCGCGCCCGTCTCGGGAACGATCGTGTATCCGCACATGATCCCGTGGAACCTGAAGAAGCGCGTCGGCGGCGAGACCGTCTATCTGCAAGGCGACAACGGCAAGACCTACTTCCTCACGCACCTGCAGGGGAACGTGCCGTCCGGCCGGGTACGAGCGGGTCAGCCAATCGGGCAAGTAGGGGCCGTCCCGCAGGGCGCGTGGCAGCCGCACATCCACGAGGGCCTGTATCAGGGGACCTACAACCCGGGCGGGGCGCGGACAGCTCAGCCCGCAGCTCCGGCGCGCGCGTCCGGCTGGGCGCCGAGCGCCCTGCTCGCCTACCAGATGGCGATCGCGCGGGGCGCCACCCCAGCGCAGGCGAAGGACTTCGCCGCCGTTCAGTACGGCGAGTCCGGCTTCAACCCGAACGCCCGCAACAGGAGCTCGGGCGCCGCCGGTCTCTACCAACTGCTCTCGAGCGGCTACGTCAACCGCGCGAACCAGCTCGGCGGCGTCTACAACCCGCGCGCGAACATCGGCGCGATCCTCCCCGACTACCTCGCCTACTACCGCTCGCACCCGACGCTCGTCCCCGGAGCCGCCGGTGCGGCCGTCGAGCGCTCCGGCGAGGGCGCGCAGTACTACGCGCAGGGCTACCAGCATCTGCCGGGAGCGCCCGGCGGCAGCGCCGCACCGGGCTCCACGCTCGCTCCCGTTCAAGCGCCGGCGCCCGCGGCGCATACCGGCATGAACATGAGCGCGTTCTCGAGCACGCTGATCAACGCGATGCGCTCCGGCGGCGGCCTCACGCCCGCTGCCCTGCTCTCCGGGCTCAGGGCAGCCACCGCCCACATGCGCGCATGAGCGGCGAACGTGAGATCCGCTGGCCGCGCCCGCGTCGAGACCCGCCCGAGGAACCAGCGGAGCCGTGGGCGAAACCGGGCGCACCGACATGGCTCGAGCTCCTGGAAAGGCTGAAGCATGCCGTTGAAGCGCACCGCGATCCCGAGCCCTAACTACAGCTCGCGCGGCGGCGCGAGCGTGCGCCTGATCGTCGTCCACACGGCGGAGGGTGCGACGACGTTCGAGGAGCTCGGCAACTACTTCGGCAACTCCGCCTCCGGTGTCTCCTCGCACGTCGGCATCGACGACACGCCGGGCGTGATCGGCGAGTACGTGCAGCGTTCCTACAAGGCGTGGACGGCCGCGAACGCGAACCCGGTCGCAGTGCAGGCCGAGCTGTGCGCGTTCGCGAAATGGTCGCGGGCCGAGTGGAACCAGCATCCGCAGATGCTCGACAACTGCGCCCGCTGGATCGCCGAGGAAGCCGCCGCGTTCGGGTTGCCGATCACGCGGCTGACCGTCTCCGAGGCGCAGGGCTCGGGGCGTGGCATCTGCCAGCACGCCGACCTCGGAGCTTGGGGCGGCGGCCACTGGGACTGCGGGGGGGCCTTCCCCCTGGACGACGTGCTCGACGCAGCGAATGATTACGCCGGGAGTGGAGGCGACGAAATGGGCTACCCCGACTGGTACTGGTCATGGGCGTCCTGGTACCTGACCACGGACCGGGACCCGGCCGCGCGGCCGCCGGCGGCGCCGAAGGAGATCCCCGGCTGGGCATGGGATGCGAACACCGACGTCGAGCGGATCGCGAAGCGCTATGGAATGACGGGCGGTGAGAGGCAGTGGATCGACTGGTACGAGAACGGCAAGAACGGCCCCAGGCCGAACGTGCCCGAGACGATCCCCGGGCGCTGGTGGGACGACCAGGCATGGGCGGCCCGTCGTTGACGTGGGCCTGACCGGCGTCGTCGACCTGACCTGGCAGGATCTGGTCGCGGCCGTCGTCATCATCCTCGTCGTCGGGTTCGTCGCGATCGTCTGGCTCACGCGCGACCCGCGCTCACACCGGGTCAGGTTCGGCGTGTTCCTCGAGCGCGACGACCACGAGACCAACGACGAAGGGAGAGACCGATGAGCTATGTCGAGGTACCGGAGCCGCCGACCCAGCCACCGCCCGAGCCGGAGCCGGAGAACCCGGATATCCGTGAGGGCGACGACGATGAGGAGGAGGACTAGCTTCCGTAGATTCGACGCGTGAGTTCGTGCAGCAGCCAGGCGCAGCTCTCATCGGTCGTCGGCCGCTCGAGCAGCCAGCGTAGCTGCGACCGGATCGTGCGTGGATTGACAGGTCGCGGCTTGTCCTTGCCGAAGCCGGCCAGGTCGTCGACGAGCAGCTCGAGCACGAGCAGCAGCTCGTCTCGGCTGCGGCCGCCGAGGTACCGCTCGACTTCCATCGTCATCGTATGGATCTCGCCCGTCGCACGCGCCTCTGCTGTTGTTTCCAGCCACGCCTCCCGGGTGTACAGGTAGATGCTTCCATCGACGTGGGCAGCAGTCGGCGGTTTGTCGAGGTTCGGTATGTAACGCCCTTGTTCGTCTCGGATCAGCACGTGCCTGTTCCGAGCATCGCGTAAGCGCATCTTGATCCATGTTGTCCAGTCATCCTCAAGCCTCATGGTTGTATCGCTACGATCGCTTGCGATACGACGAGTGCGAGTGCGAATGACTACACGTCGTGCGTGGAACCGTGCAGCGCCGCTGGCACGCTCATAGGTGCGTTCAGCAATCGTCTCCGGGCTAAGCGGCTCCTCTGCCTCGTAGAGCACGTCGAAGACGTTCTGCATTGTGGTGCTCATCGCCTTTCGGCGATAGCGGCCGAGGGGCTCGAGCCCGGCAGCAGCAGCGCCGGGCTCGTAGCCGTTCTCTTCTTCAGAGTTCACGATTCCGTCGGGGCTTCGAGCGGCAGTTCAGGCGGTGCTTCGGCGAACGCTTCGAGAACCCGAGAGGTGAGGTCGCGCAGTTTCACCCACTTGGGCTCGAGATCAGCGCGCAGGGCAGCCGGGGCGAGCTCGCCGGCCGGCTGGTTGACGGCGGCGAGGAACGCGTCGATCTTGCGGCCAGCCATCGTGGCTGCCTTGGTCTGGTTCGTTTTCCGCGGCGGCGGCCCGACAGGGCCGTGCTTGGCGCGGATCTCGCCGATCACCTCGAGCGCCTGGCCCTCGCTGCGCGTCTCGTCGATCTTGACGACGAGATCCTTCACGTCGGCGGGCGAGAGGTTCGCCTCGGCAGCGAGCTTCGCGGCCTCCTTGAACGGCTCGTCGAGCTTGATGTCAGCGAGGTGGCGTTGCGCGGCCGGCTTGATCCTCAGCTCGGCAACACCGGTGCGGTCGGCCGCGTCCTTGAACCGGGTTTGGCGACGGTAGTTGCGGACCGACTGCGGGCTCTTGCCGATCGTGCGAGCGATCGCCTCGTCTGTGTGGCCGTTCCGGATCATCGTCTCAGCGGCGGCGAACGCCTCTTCGGGGGTGAGTCGCTTGCCGCCCATCTGGTTCAGCGCGGCGCCGATCATCGGGCCGTAGGAGGCTTGCGGGAGCTTGACGAGGTAGACCGGGTAGGTGTCGCGGCCGACCTTGCCGGCGGCGGCCTTGCGGGTGTTGCCGTCGATCAGCCGGCCGTTGTGGGTCGCGACCAGGGGCGGGAAGACCGCGCCGGCCCGCATCTGGACTTCGTATTCCTCGACGTTCTCGCGGGGCGCGCGGTGCTGCGGGTCGCGAACCTGGGACTCGTCGTAGTCGGCGTCGAGTTTGCCAAGTGGGTACTCCGGGTCGAGCTCGAACGCGATGTTCCATTCCTTGAGCAGGCTCTCGACGCGAACGTCGCGGTGGAGGTCGCTGTCGGCCACGAGGGGCTCCTCGATGAGGGTTGTCATTACGCTCCTTTGTGGCGGGCCGGGCTTCTGACTCCGACAGCCGGGACCCGGCCCGCCTAGTGTTCGCGGCAGCCTATCACCGCAAATTTTGCTGGCAAGGTCTGCGGATCCAAGAATGTCGCTACCTGCGAGGGATTCACAGCGGCCTGGCCGCCCCTAGAAGTCTGCGAGTACGCCCAGCAGCAGGAGTACGGCCACAACCACGGCAGCCTTCAGCCACGCGTCGATCCAACTGCGGTGAATCAGGATCAGCCGGCCGTTCCTGCCGTCTCGCGTCCACTGCAGATCACCCCGCATCCTCGCTCGGTCAACGGTTGCGACGCTGCAACGAGCGAACGCCGCCGTGTCGGCGCGTGTGAACCACTCCTGCTCTTGACCTGCCATGGGACGGGTCCCCCTTGTTGAGTGACCCCTTCGCCGCGTGTCCCAGCGGGGGCGAAGGTAACAGATTTCGTGAGGAGGCGCGCACCTAAGTGGAAGCACTTGTTGATTACCGTTCGGCCGTGAGTACGACCGGCAGACCGCCCGGACGCTCGCTGACCGAGCTCGAACTGCGGCACCTGAAATTGCTGCTCGAGATCCGGCTGCGCGCGTACGCCTACGCGGCCGAGTACGACGAGCAGTTGGAGCAGTTCGTGCTCGAGTGCCGCGACCAGGGCGCGTCGGCGCGGGGGATGGCGGAGATGCTCGGGGTGTCGTCGACGACGGTGCAGACGTGGACAACCGCCGCCCGCCGCCGCCGCGAACAAAGTTCCCGCTAAGAGCGAACGAAACGTTCGGCTCCGCACGGGACCACATGCGTCGTAATGCGTCATCACGCGTCGTCATGAGACGCCTTGGGTCGTCTTGCGCGGAGGTGACAGTCGGCGTGCAAGGCGGTAAACCACCGTGCCGTGAGCACCCGCATCGAGCATCTCGACTCACTCGAACTCGTCACGCTCGCCGAGGTCAGCCGGCTCGCGAAGCGCCATCGCTCGAGCCTGCAGCGTGACATCGTCGCCGGGCGGCTCCGGGTCGTCAAGCTCGGCTACTCGACCCGGGTGACCCGCCCCGAGCTCGAGCGCTACCTGCGCGGCAACGAGGAGACGTGCTCGTGACCGTGGTCGAGGATCAGGGCGACGAGCTCGTCCCGGTCGCGTCTGCGCCGCCCCCCGTCACGCTCTTCCGCTCAGAGCAGCCCGACGAGATCATCACCACGGTCGCGGAGACCGCGAACGCGCTCTCGACCGTGATCGACAAGCAGCGGCTGTCCGTCTCGATCCAGGGCCGCAAGCACGTGCTCGTCGAAGGCTGGACGCTGCTCGGGACGATGCTCGGCGTCTTCCCGGTCTGCGTCTGGACGCGCAAGCTCGAGAACGGCTGGGAGGCGCGCGTCGAGGCGCGCACCCGCGACGGCTCGGTCGTCGGTGCCGCCGAGGCCGAGTGCCTGCGCTCCGAGCGCTCCTGGGCCTCGCGCGACGACTACGCGCTCCGGAGCATGGCGCAGACGCGCGCGACGTCGAAGGCGCTCCGCCAGCCGCTCGGGTTCGTGATGACGATGGCCGGCTTCTCGGCCACTCCGGCCGAGGAGATGGTCAACGAGCCGCCTCCCGTCGAGGCGAAGGCGGTGCGGAAACCCCGCACCAAGAAGGTCCAAGACGACGTACCGCCCGCGGAGGACCTCGCCACACCGGCGCAGACGCGGAACATCTTCCGGCTGATCGACAAGCTCGACAAGGCCGAGTTGATCCCGCGCGACACGCTGCTCGAGGCGATCGGGAAGGAGTACGGCACCGAGTCGCCGGCGCAGCTGACGAAGGCGGAGGCGAACGATCTGATCACCCGGCTGAAGGTGAAGGCGGGCGAGGAGACGTGAGCGAGAAGCGCTGGCAACCCGGCGACCCGTGCAAGCTGGTCGATCTCCGCAACGGTGTCAGCTACGGCGACGCCGTCGTCGACACGGTCAAGGGCGACAAGGCGACGGTGGTCGTCGATAACGGCCGCAAGCGATTCTTCGTGCGGCTGCCGAGCTCGTTCCTGCAGCAGCGTGGGACATGAGCGCGCTCGACGAGCTGCTCGGCCCCAGCCTTGCGGAGCCCGCCACGGCCTCCATGCCGGTCACCTGGCCGGGCGGGCTCCGCGAGCACCTCTCCGCGTCGTCGCTGCGGATGCTCGCGACCTGCCCCGAGCAGTTCCGCCGCGTCTACCTGAAAGGCGAACGGCAACGGCCGGGCGCCGCCCTCGTCTGGGGCAGCGCCGACCACTACGCGCACGAGCAGAACTTCTTCCAGAAGATCGAGTCGCACACGGACATCTCCGAGGACGACGTCAAGTTGGCGTTCGCCGAGGGCTTCGACCGCTCGATCGACCAGAACGGCGGTGAGGCGGAGGTCGACTGGGGGACCGACAAGGCCGGCGAGCTGAAGGACCGCGGCGTCAAGCTGGCCGCCGTCTACCACCAGCAGGTCTCGCCTCGGGTGCAGCCGACCGCCGTCGAGAAGAACGTGCGGCTCGAGCTCCCCGGGATCGCGGTCCCGATCGTCGGGCGCCTCGACATCGAGACCGCCGCCCACCTGATCGAAGGCAAGACCGCGAGCGCCCGCAAGTCGAAGCCGGAGCCGCAGTGGCGGCTCCAGGGCTCGCTCTACCAGCTCGCGACCGGGCTGCCGCTCGAGTGGCACGTGAAGACGAAGACGAAGATCCCCGCCGTCTACACGCCGGCGGAGGAGCCGGGGCTACGGCTCGTCGCCTCGCAGTTCTTGCTGGACGCGACCGTCGAACGTGTGAGGCGTCTGGTCGCGACCATGCTCGCGCTGCACGAGGCGTACGGCCCAGACGAGCCGTGGCCTACCGGCGCCCCCGACTACGGCTGGGCCTGCGACTACTGCGGCTTCCGCCCCACCTGCGCCTGGTGGAAAGACGCCCCTGTGCAGGTGAATCCACTGCCGCCGCCCGCCGACGAGCCCGAGTACATGAAGCTCGAGCGGCTCGTCCTCGCCTACGCCCAGGAGCGCGGCATCGAAGCGGAGGCGAGAGACCGGATCAACTCCAGCTACGCCTTCAACGACGAGCCCGCGCACGTCGCCTGGCTGAAGAACCAGCTGAGCCGTGCGGCGGCCAGTACGAAAGACGTATGAATCCTCTGAATCGCTTGCCACCCGAGGGAGAAGCGTTCATCGTGCTCCCCATGCTGAATACCTCACACGCCGTCGATCTCTTCATCGGCGACCTCACACGCAGGAGCCGCTCCAAGAGCGGCCGCACCCCCTACTCCTATCGGCGGGTGCTCGACAAGTTCGCGGACATGGTCGAAGCAGGCGGCCGCCAGGTCGACGTCAAGGACATCACCCCGGACGACTGCCGCCGCTTCCTCGACCTCTACCTCCGCAACGCGCCCAACTACCAGGCGCTGATCTACAGCTACCTGAACAGCTTCTTCGAGTGGCTGTACCTGCAGGAACGGATCAGGCGCAACCCGCTCGACCATGTGCCGCGGCCGCGCCGGATCGCCGCCGACGACCTCGACGTCGTCACCGTCGAGACCGAGGACGTGCCGCTCCTCTTCCAGTCCTGCCAGACCCTGACCGAGCTGCTCGCGATCAGCGTGCTCGCCTACATGGGCCCGCGCCGTAACGCGGCCGCGACCCTCAGGAAGAAGCACTACAGCCGCGAGACCGGGATGATGACCTTCACCGAGAAGGGCACCAAGACGATCTCGAAGCCGGTGCCCGACGAGCTCCGCAAGTTGATCGACCGGGCGATCGACGAAGGCCTGATCGTCGAGCCGGGCGACTACATCATTCCGCCCGAGGGCATCCTGACGCGCAAGGGCGACCGCGACGACCGCGTGATCTGGCGGATCGTCACCCGGGTCGCCGAGCGCGCCGGCGTCCGCTGCCACGTGCACGCGCTCCGCGCTGCGTTCGCGACCTTCTACCTCGAGCGCTACCCGGAGAAGGGGATCGTCTCGCTGCAGATGCTGATGGGGCACGAGTCGATCTCGACGACGCAGGTCTACCTGCGCAAGGTCAACCGCCGGGCGCAGATGGAGCAGGTCCGCAACGTCGACTGGGGCAAGGCCGGTGTTGTCGAGCCAGCAAATCTTCCTGGTTTCAACCCTCAAAACAATCCCTTTGATAGAGCCGAAGTCCGTATACAGATGTTCAAGGACTCTCCTGTAGTGGGGGCGGGAGGATTCGAACCTCCGTCCGAGGACAGTCCGCATGGCTAAAGGCGTGGCGGCGCACCGCGGTATGCGGTCCGCGCAAGGAGCAGGAAAAAGCCGCTGTAAGTGCGGGGCGACCAGCTACCCGAAGCTGGAAGATCCGACCCTCTACTGGTGCCCGACGTGCGGGCGCGGCACCGAGTCCTACCGCGACCGCATCGCCCGGATCGCGGCGGCGCTCCGGAAGCCAGGGCGGTCATGACACGCGTGCTCTGTCCCGTCTGTGACGAACCCGTCTACCGTCACGCCGGCCTAGAGAAGTGCTATGCCCGGGCGCTCGAGGAGAAGCGCCGCGCCGACGAACGGCAGGCGACCAGCCTCGACGACCGGCGGCCTGACTGCCGCTGTAAGCCGTGGCAGCAGCGATGGCTGCCCGAGGCGCCCCACCGCTGCGTCAATTGCGGCGGGCTGTTCCCACCTCACACCGTGGCGGCCAGACGATGAGCATTCTGCTCGGGATCCTGATCGCCGGGCTCGCGCTCACGCTCACGCTGGCGGTCTCCTGGATTCGCTGGCGGGCCCGCGACCGCCGTATCCGACGCGAGCGGCTGGCCGCGCGGAGACGGTTCGACGAGCGCGAACGACAACTCACCACGCTGAGGGGGACGGATTCAGGGCGGCTACCCGGATCTCGCCGAGGCGTTGGCGGGGTTGCGTGACATGGGAGACGAGACGTGAGCCGCGTATTCATCGACGGCACCGGCATCACCCTCGGCAGCGAGAAGTGCGAGTGCAAGCCGTCCTGCGAGTTACCGCGGCGCACCCGAACCTGCGCGCGCAGATCCAGACGAGCGCCGGCTCGGTTCCGCTCGACTACGAGACGCTCGTCGTCAAGACACTCGTCGAGATCGACGACGTGATCATCGCGGCCGAGCGGAAGGTCGGACAGCTGCTTCGCGCCGAGATCGCCGCTCGCATCCTCCCGCGCAACGGAGAGACGGAATGAGCCGCCGCGCCGCGATCGTGTTCCTGACTGCGTTCCTCGGCTTCCTCGTGATCGTCACCACCGCGAGGGCTGGGCTCGAGTGGCTGCTCGAACCAAGACCTGGGGAGCCGCACCAGGGCAATCCGCGCCACCGCCGGGTAGTCGGCCAAGGGCAGATCCGGTTCGACGGCGCCGGCCCCGAACGCTGGGCGCTCCGCTTCCGCCGCGAGCACGAGCTGACACACAGGTTGCTTCGCCGATTGCACCGGGAACGCTATGTGCTGCTCCACCGCCCCGACGTGGTGGAAGCGATCGATCTCGCGGCCGCCACCTACGGCAACGGGGCTGTGCTGTGGCGGAAGGCACGCTGCGAGTCCGGGCTCAACCCGGCGGCACGCAACCTGACCTCTGCGGCCGCCGGGTTGTTCCAGTTCCTCGGCAGCACCTGGGCCTCGACGCCCTATGCCGGGTTCGACCCGCTGTCGCCGTACGCGAACGCGTTGGCGGCCGGCTGGATGCACGCGCACGGCCGCAGCGGCGAGTGGAGCTGTCGGTGAGCGGCCTCCAGGCGCGTACCGGTCGTCCGCCTTCGGGCCGCACCAGCTTCAAGGCGGGCCCATCGGGGAAGCTGTACCCGCGGGTCAACAGCGGCGACTGGCGCTTCGGCCACATCTGCCCGACGTGCGCGGGTCCGAAGACCGACCAGGCGTTGCGCTGCCGCAAGTGCTTCTCGGAGGAGAAGGTCACGTCTGGCCGGTTCCGGAAGGGCGTGATGCACGGTAAGCGGTGGCTGCATGAATCGCGGTTGGAGCCGTGAGCGCGCTGCCGCTGCTGCTCGCGCTCGCTCTGCAGGCGTTCCTGCTCGTCTGGGGGCTGACCGAATGACCCTTCCGGATGCGAATCCCAGTAAACGGCAGGACGACGTACTGCGCTGTCCCGAGTGCGGCGACGAGTTGCAGCTAGGACACGACTGCTTGGCCGTACCGTGCCAGGAACCGGAGCGTTCCAGCCTCGTTGACGGCCTGTCGGCCTCGAACCCCAGTAAACGGCAGGCGTTCAAGCCGTTCGGGTCGGTGCGTCCGCCGGAGCCTGCCCCGATCTGCGGTGTGACTGTGAGTTCGTCATGGCACGAACCGGTCGCGTGCGCCTACCCACCCGGCCACGAAGGCGTCCACTCGTGGGCGTCGATCCCCGCGCTGCCGCCTGGCAAGGCGCGCATGACGAAGAAGGAAGCCGGGATACGTCTGGCGATCATCGCCGCCGAGATACGTCTCACGCTGGACGAGTCCGACGACGACTGTCCGACTTGGGCGGACGACCTCGACCGTATCGCTGGCTGGCTCCATCCCGGCGGTGGCACATGAGCGGCCGGCCGGATTCGAATCCCAGTAAACGGCTGGCGGCCAGCGCCGCTGACGCGGCACGGCTGGCCGACCGGGTGCGGGAACTGGAAAGCGCGCTGGAACGGGTGACGCACAACTTTCGCCTCGCGGTTCAGGGGAAGCCGGTGCGTGACATGGCCGAGACGCTGGCCGAGGTCGACGCTGCTCTTGCGGCCGGAGGCCGCCCTGTCGGCGCTGACGGAGAACAGGAGGCGTGATGGTTGCCTTTCATCGCAACCCGCCTGGGATGGCGGTGGGCGAATGGTTTCACGTTCACTTCCGGCGCGACTACAAGGCCTACGTGCGCTTGGGTGCGTGGTCGGCGTTCCTTTGCCAGCCTGCCCCTGCTGGTGTGTGTGAGGAGGAACGGTGAGCCTTCCGGCCGACAATCCCAGTTCTAGGCGCACAGGCCGATGGTCACGCTGAACGTCGCGCTGCTGATCGTCTTCGTCGGCATCTCGGTCGCCTGCTGGCTCGCGCTCAAATGAGCGTCGTCGTCGGCATCGATCTCTCCTCGCGCGCGCTCGACCTCGTCAGCCTGAACGAGAGCGACGACCGCGCCGAGCACCACCGCATCTCGCTCGAGCGCGACAAGCGCGCGAAGGCCTGGGCGCGGATCCTGCTCGTGCCCGAGCTGATGCCGCCGGCGAGCTGGTGGGACGAGGTCTACCTGGTCGCGGTCGAGATTCCGTTCGGCGCCGGCAGCGGCGCGGTCGCGAGCATCAACCGGGTCGTCGGCGCCGTGCTCGCGACGCTGCCGCCTCATCTGCGCGAGCCGTTTCGCTGCTGGGACGTGCGCCCGGACGAGTGGAAGGGCTGGCTCGGCCTGCACGGCAAGCCGACGAGCGCGGACCTCGCCGCGCTCGGGCTCGAGCTCAGAGGCGACTACCCCGAGAGCCAGGACGCGCGCGACGCGGCCTGCCTCGCCTACTACGCGCGCGAGCTGAACGCGCGCGCGGTCAGCGCCGCGTGAGCTCGCGCAGCACGAGCTGCCGCACGGCTTGGCGCGAAACGCCGGCGACCTTGGCAACCACGGTGTACGTGTCCGTGCGGCCCTCGGTCTCGAGCGCCTCCACGGCCGCGGCGAGCGCCGTGCGGTACCGCTGCTCGGCACGACGGTGGCCGACAGCGGCGTTGCGAAGCTCGACGAGCACCGGAACGCTCGCGACCTCGACACCCAGGTACTCGGCCAGACGCTGCGGCTGCCAGCGAGGCAGGTGCGGATACCGATCGAGAAAGTCGCGAGCAGCCACCACACGCCACAGTATAGTTGACAACCCGATTGTCAAGCCGTACTGGTTGGAGTTCGTATGAGCCGGCCCGCCGCCGACCTCCGCGAACCTGACCACGCGCACGAGGCGGTCGGCCGATGAGCGACGAGCTCTGGATCGAGATCCCCAACTGGGACCGCTTCCAGCACTACCGCGACCGCAACCCACCCTGGGTCAAGATCTACACCCAACTGCAGCACGACGAGACCTGGCTGAGCCTCACCGGACACCAGCGCGGAGTGCTCGTGAGCCTCTGGCTCGAGTACGCGTCAAGTGACCGTCAGCTCCGCGCCAACACCGCGTCACTCACGCGTCGGCTC